AGTTTGTTGTTATTAACTACGATGGCTTAAACCTAGTGGCAAACGAAGTAGCTAACGATGGTCGGTTTGATTTAGTTATTGTCGACGAGGCTAACGCTTATAAAAACCCAACAACGCAACGCTGGAAGTCCCTTAATAAGGTTCTAAAGCCTGACACTATGTTGTGGATGATGACAGGAACACCTGCGGCTCAGTCGCCCATAGATGCTTATGGTTTGGCTAAGCTAGTCAACCCAACAGGTGTGCCTAAGTTTGCTACTGCATGGCGTGACAAGGTGATGAACAAACTAACTAAATTTAAGTGGCTACCAAAAGCTAATGCGCAACAGGACGTATACGATGCGCTACAGCCTGCCATACGTTACACCAAAGAAGAATGTACAGACCTGCCCCCTGTGTTAACCGAGACAAGGCACGTACCGCTAACACCGCAACAGATTAAGTACTACAGGATGCTCAAAGACCGCATGCTAGTGCAGACATCGGGCGAAACAATTACGGCTATCAATGCCGCCGCAGGAGTAAGTAAGTTGTTGCAGATAAGCGCAGGGGCGGCTTATTCAGACAACCATGAGGTAGTAGAGTTTGATTGCGCACCAAGGCTTAGTGTCTTGCAAGAAGTATTAGAAGAAACAAGCCGTAAGGTAATTATATTTGCACCGTTTAGGCATAGCATTGATACCATTAACACGCACTTGCTAAAACATAACATCGCCTGTGAAGTTATAAACGGTGATGTGTCTGTTAATAAACGCACGGATATATTTAAACGCTTTCAAACAACAGATGCGCCAAAAGTATTAGTGATTCAGCCACAAGCCGCATCACATGGCGTAACATTAACTGCGGCTGACACCGTTGTGTTTTATGGTCCGGTGTTTTCCGTAGAGACGTACTTGCAATGTATTGCACGAGCAGACCGAATTGGTCAGACAGCAACTAATGTTACTGTGATACACTTACAAGGTAGTGAGATAGAAAAGAAGATGTTTGACCGCTTAGAGAAACGTGTTGAAGGGCATGATCTCTTGCTAAACCTATATAAGGAAGAACTTAAGTTATAAGGAAAACCCTATGTTCGGTTGTAATGCTGTCTTTTATGATGTAAAATATTTTACAAGGAACCTAAAATAATGAATGATGAAAACGAAGTTATACCGCTAGATAAACTAGCAAGGGTGTATCGCAAGATATACACCAAAGTTCAAGACTTGACAAAAGAGTATGAGAGTCAGATTGAAGAACTTAAAGCAAAACAAGACGAGATTAAGAACGCCATGAAAGACCAAATGATGGCGCTAGGTACTTCATCTGTGAGAACAGACGAAGGCACTATTATCTTGTCGCAAAAAACACGCTACTACACAAACGACTGGGATTCATTTAAGCAGTTTGTAATAGAGCATGATGCATTAGACTTGTTTGAGAAACGGATTGCACAGAAGAACATGTCTATGTTTTTGGAAGAGAACCCCGGAAGTGTACCGGCGGGGTTAAATTCTATGTCGGAGTATGCAGTAACGGTACGTAAACCAACTAACTAAGGAGCTGTACAAATGGGCGAACTAGCCAACTTTAATCCTGCCAAAACCCCCGCATTTGCTAAAAAAGGGGAAATATCAACACTAGCCAAGAGCCTTGCAGGGGGTGGAATAAACACTGGCAGTAGTAAACGTATCTCTATCAAGGGCGGTGTATTCCGTCTGATGGCAGATGGTAAAGAAATCACATCTATTGACGACCGCCATTTAGATGTTGTTATTGTTAATGCGGCACCAAAAATCAGCCGTACGTTCTACGCATCACAGTACGTAGAGGGCGAGACTAAGAGTCCTGATTGTTGGTCAGCCGATGGCGATACACCCGACGCATCAATTGATGAGCCACAGCATAGCAACTGCGCATCATGCCCAATGAATGTAAAAGGGTCTGGTCAGGGCGATTCCAAGGCTTGCCGGTTTTCACAACGACTTGCTGTGGTATTAGCTAACGACATTGAAGGTGATGTTATGCAGTTAACTCTAGCGGCTACGTCAATCTTCGGTAAAGAAGAAGGCGACAAGCGTCCGTTACAGGCATACGCTCGTTACTTAGCGGCTCAAAACATCAACCCTGAGACACTAGTTACACGTCTACGTTTTGATACTAAAGCGGCTGTGCCCAAGCTATTCTTCCAACCTGCACGTTGGTTAGAAGATGAGGAGTATGAAGTTACTGTTGCCAAGGGTGCGTCAGTAGAAGCCAAGAACGCAGTAGCAGTTACGTTCTCAAAGGCTGAGAAGCCACTAGCATTAGAGGGCAAAAAGCCTAGCTTGCCTAAACTAAAGCCGATGGTTGCTGAGGAAGAAGCTGAGGTAGACGAGCCCGAGAAGCGCAAGCCTGCCGTAAAAGCTAACGCAGTTCCGCAAAAGAAAGCTGGTAGTTTAGCGGCTACTGTATCGGAGTGGGATGATGAGTAAGCTCACGCAAGAGCAAATTGATAGGCTAAAATCGGTTGCACGTAGCCCTAGGATAAACCACATGGATAATCCACTGTTTGGGAAACCAAACGAGTTGTTGGATGAAACTATAAAGTTTATTAAAGAGCAAAACCCGTCAGCTTTTTTAACTGAAAGCGAGTTACCGTATAGGGTTTTTATGCATAAGCCTAGGGATAACTCTGACGTACCATATTCTGCGTATTATTATGAGTAGATAGTTACGGGGGGAAAGCGGGGAACACGTCGGCTCGGCGACGCTAAACAGCCTGTAGTTTTATCAATTCGCACGCTAGTACCCCCACCCACAACTTAACGAGAAAATTATGGCTTATTCAGATACAATAAAACAGACTACAAAAGTAGCACCCAAAACGCTAGGCAATCAGCTAGGACGTTGGGCAATTAGTTTAAACTTCCCAGTTATTGAGATAGCAAAATTTACAGGCGCAACAAGGCAAACGGTATACAACTGGTTTAGCGGAACGGATGTAACACCCGCATACAGAAACAGCGTTCAGTCTTTGTTGAACATACTACAATCTAGCCGTACAGTTGAAGAGGCAATGAGAAAATGCATATCAAACAAGTAGCAACAAAACGGCTAGCAGGCAAAGTAAAACAATAAACTCGAGGGGTATATATGACGTCGCAGGAATTCCTAGCGACTGTGCTACCTACTTCGGGTGCTTACTGCGCCGTTGAAATTAGCACAGCTAAAAAAGAACACGTCTTTGTTCAAACGATTGACGAGCTGTACAACGCCGCTATGGCGTTTGATTCAAAAGGCTATAACTCATTTTACGCATTAGCCACGTTCAACGACAAGTGCAAACGCTTAACTGAAAACGCTCTGAAGATTAAGTCTTTGTTCTTGGACATTGACTGTGGGGATGGTAAGGGCTACGCAACTAAAGCAGAAGCAGCAGATGCTTTGGATACGTTTCTCTCTACAACGGCTTTGGCAGAGTTAGGTACACCTTGGGTTATATCTAGTGGTGGGGGCTTGCATGTATATTGGGCTTTTACTGAAGAAGTTGATATAGCTGTTTGGAAACCTGTTGCTGAGAATCTAAAGCGTTTGTGCGTTAAAAAAGGGTTAAAGATTGACGCTATGGTTACAGGCGATGCGGCTCGTATTCTACGTGTGCCCGACACAAGTAACTACAAACAGGCTAAGCCACGCAAAGTTAAGATTATAATTGAGTCTTCGCCCAAGACTTTTAACTTTGAAACTATAGCTGGTGCGTTAAAAGAAAAGATGAACGGCTCAGCATATGAGGGTTTACCCGCATTACAGTTAGCAGGCAAACGTCCGAAAGCAATACCTAACGCCAACAGCGTTACGCTAATAGAGAACAGTTTTACCTTGATGTCTAATATAGGGGATAAGTGTGGGCAGATTAATTATTATCGTGAGCACGCAAGTCAAGATGGCATGGAGCCGTTGTGGCGTGGCATACTAAGCATAGCCAAGTATTGTGAAGACGGCGAGGATGAAGGTTTGGCTTTATCAGCCCTACACCCATATGAACCCGAAAGACATATACAGAAATGGCACGCTATTAAAGGTCCGTATGCCTGTATTAAATTAGATGAAGCAAATCCGGGTGTGTGCGAAACGTGCCCACACTTCAACAAAATCACTAACCCACTAGCCCTTGGGCGAGAAATAAATACCAATACCGAAGCCAAAGACATCATTATCGAATCAGCCGAGCCACAAGCCGAGCAGATTGTCATAAGCAAACTTATTCCACCGAAGGGTTACACTTATGGCGCTAAGGGGGGTATCTTTATGGACAAGATGCTAGAAGATGAAGACGGCAAGAAAGCACGTAAGCAGATTATGTTGTTGCCGTATGACTTGTTTGCGATGGATATTTTAAACAACAAGAAAGAGCACTTAGTGCATATGATGGCTTTTAGACCCGAAGGACCGGTCGATGTTTTAATTCCACAACGTGCTGTGGTGAGTAAAGATGAGACAGTTAAGCATTTAGCCAATCAAAACATCATAGCTGCGTATGGTTCCGGTAACGATAAACACCTATTTGAATACGTTCGTGGGTGCGTTGAATTTGTTAGCGCTAATAAAAAAGCTGTAAAAGTTCCTACTAGCTGTGGTTGGCAAGCAGACAAGGTTTTTGTTTATAACAGCCGTGTGTATTATCCTGATGGCAAAGACGTGTATGTACCAACGCCTGACCTTGAGAATATAAATCGTGCCACAACGCCAACAGGCACTTTGGATAATTGGAAAAAAGTATTTAACATGCTAATTGCTCGTAAAGAGTGGAATATTTTAGCAATGTCTTTGGTTGGACCGGCATCGTTGCTTATGAAATTTGCTGACTATAATGGCTGTGTATACCACTTGGGTTCTTCTGAGTCAGGCACAGGTAAGTCGCTTTCGCTAGAGTTAGCGGCTAGTTTCTTTGGGCATCCTGAGCAATATCGTGTAACACAGAGTACGTCAACTGTAGCGGGGCAACAAAGACAGGGCTTGCTTAACAGCTTGCCGTTTATTATAGATGAGACAACAAGTAAGAGCCGTAGCGATTTTGAATGGTTGCCTGCGTTCCTGTTAGATTTAACGCAGGGTAAAGGCAAAGATAGGATGGAAGCTGGCAGTAACAAAGAAAGAGTAAACGACACTACATGGCATTTATTATGTTTACTTTCATCTAATACGCACGTCATGGATTTTCTATCGGGCGCTCGCAAGCACTCATCACAAGGCGAAATGTTTCGTTTGCTTGAATTAAAAATGAGCAAAAAAATATCGTTTACTGACGAGGAAGGTTTAGCGCTTAGCCTATTAAAAGAAAACTATGGCGTTGTTGGGCGTGAGTTCATTCGTTGGCTAGTTAAGAACTACGACACGGCTAAGAAAATTGTTGCTGAGAATAAAAAGCATCTTAAAAAAGAGTTTGAGGCTAATGAGGATGAACGCTTTTGGACTGCGGGTAATGCGTGTATCGTATCTGTAATACAAATGCTTGGCAAAGACTACGCCAACTTAATTGATATTCCCAAAGGTCCTATTGTCGATGTGCTACGCTTGATGGTGTATAACTCTCGTGGGATTATTTACGGCAGTGTGCGTACGCCAGAAGACATATTAAACGCATACTCTAGAGAGTTCTTTGGTAAATTTGTTGTGGTAAAAGCGGTTGATGGTACTGTAAGCGCTATGCTAGGCGGTGGTAGAGAAGTAGATCAGTCGTTAACGAGGTCAGATGTAGCAGGACGGGTCGAGCATAATATGATACCCGGACACATTGATTACTTTATTGAGGAGCAGTTGCTTAAGAATCATTGCGTGGCTATGAGTTATGGATACTCTGACTTTAAAGAAGGGCTTGAAAAGCTACCAAACTACAAGGTTAAATACATGCGCAAAGACATGTTATCTAAGACTCGAGGTCCTACCATGCGGGTAAACGTCATGCACATATCAAGACCTATTAGTGAGAATGACATCGAAGATTAAAGTGTATTACCCTTGGAAAAATACCCCTGTCAAAGGGGTATTTTTTGTACCTACATTAAAGCTAGACGAGACAAAACAAAACGGATTAAGTGCGGCAATACATCATGGGTGTTTAGGCAAAGCAGAATACGGCACTGTAGACGGACGACTAGGCGTTATGTTTACTCGCGTTCGCTAGATAAATCCCGTGAAAGTTCTATTTTTTCTTTTCTAATTTCATCAAGTGCCTTACGTTTGTCGCCTGCGGACATGTTAGGGTCTGACCTAATTTCTCTTTCGTCGGCAGTAAGTTGACCCATCTTCTTAACAAAACGCCCAGCCATAGATGCCATACCTAGTAAATCGGCTTTAGCATCAGCGTATTCTTCTGCCTCTTTATCACGCCCTTCTTCTTCGAGCTTGCTATATGTTTTCTTAGCTTTTTGCACGTCCTCTATGTCTTTGTATGCTCGGTTAATAATACCGCCAGCATCATTTGATTGGAAGAACGAACCAAACAACGGCATTTCGCTAGCCTTCATTTCTGGTTTAACTTCGGAACTAAACACAGGGTTTGTTAAAGAAGCAACTGCCAATGGTACAGAACCTAAGTAACCACGCACAGCGTAATCAAGCATAACAGGAGACAGGTATTTACCAATTACAGGTATCTGTCCTGTTACGCTACCAATTAGTTTAGATATTTCAGACGTGTTTTGATTGAACTGTTCGTTAGGGTCTACTCCCGCAAGCCGTTCACCTATGATGCTACGACCGGTATAGAAAGAATGATCAGCTAAGATTTCAATAGGCGTTTTAATAGCTTGAGGTATTGCGCTAGGTCCGACAGGTACGGCGTTTAATACCATACGGCGCAACGCATCTGCCGCTTCTGAAGCTTTTTTATCCCCAAACATTACGTTTGCCAACGCCTCTGGCACTGCTTTAAAGATAATACCAAGCTCAAACGGAATTGGAATCTTAACAGGCTCGTCAGATAAAGGCGTTCTTACAAACCAGTTGTTGTATCGCTCTTCGTCAGTAGCATTTTGATATGCCTCGTCGTCTTCCATTGCAAGTGCGTACATAAAGGACAATGCAAACATCATAGCGCCACGTTGGAATAACTTACGTCTGACGTTAAGTTTTTCATTAAACGGCATCTTGCCAGTAAACGCTTTATACAATACGTTTAAACCTTGCATCTGTGCGTTCATAAACGGCACCATTGTAGATAACCAATACAAGCTAGGCGATGTACCACGTTGGCTAAACGGCATTGTTTTATGCGTAGCTAAAATAGCTTCCATTTCAGTTAGCCCTTGTTTTAGGTAACTGTCAAACGCAACTTGACGAGTAGCAGCATCACCTTGTAGGGCTAACAAATCTAGCTTAGACATTATCCTATCCCATACAGGAGCGCCTTTACCGCTAGTAATCTGCAACATAACTTTCTGTATGTCTTCCGGTGTACCGCTAAACACATGGCTACTTAATACGCCTAAGTCTTCTATTCCCGAAGCATTGTCTTTAGTGTTACGGAACGCCTTAGCCACAGCTTTAAAGGATGTAAGCATAGGCACAGTATCTACACCGGCTGCCATAGTAGCAACAAAAGGGTCACGAATAACTTGGCGTAAAGCGTACGCTGGATTACGTGTTACCCATGTACGTAACAGATTAGCTGGCATGCCCATAATTTTTACTATAGTAGGCAGACTAACGCTAACACCTTCTAAACCGTGGACTAAAAGCTCGGAGCTAACACCGGCAGCCTCTGTATTTACTACAGCAAACTTAGGCTCACCATCTATTTTAAAACGTATAGTGCTAGAGTTAGCAGGACCATTACCGTCCCCAAAACCTCTTTTTTCTTTCAACAGACCCATGCTGTTTAACGCAAACGCAATGTTGCGGGTTGACAAATTACTTAACGCCATTTCCATCAGCATGTTGGTATTCTGTAGCGCACCAGCGTAAATATCAACAATACGGTCATCTCCT